CCGATGCCCCAGCCTCACGGCTGAAAACAATGGACGCGACCGAACTGGATGAATCAACGAGTGCGAAAGTGCTCCGCGAAGAGGTTGGTTTGTCGTACGGGGGGACTGACTAGTCGTTTGGTTGGTTTCTTTTGCCTTTCAACGCTTTGGAGGTAGAATGCGCAAGACACGAAGTAGACCTGTAAATCGAAGCCGTGAGGCCGAGATCTTCCGGCGGCGTGACAACGCCGCCCTCGCAGGCTCTATCGCAGCCTTGGCTGCTGAGTACGTGGCCCCGGAAGGGACCGTGCTCATGGTCGCAAGAGACTTGTACAGCTCTCTAGACACAGAGTTTTCGAGGAAGTGTGAGTTTCTCCTTAGATCGAACCAGCTTGAAAAACTGGTGAGGTTAGAGGTTGACGCTCGTGCCTATTCGAACGCCCGTGATTATGAGTTGGACCGCCAAGCGGCGGACTTCCTCAGAAAATGTCCTTTAGTAATAGAGGGTGTTGATCCGGAAGCGGCGGCAAGGGAGAAATTCCGAGACGCAGAGCTGCTGTGCGCGCAGACGAACGCAAGGTTCCGTCGAGATCCTAATGGGGCTCACGCCCCACCCAAAGTTAGGCAGGCATTGGGCCTGTCCATGGGTTTTATCCAGGATGTTCTCGGGACCCGCGTAAATATGCGCGAGTGGGTTGAGAGTTGTCGTTTTGGCCCAGGTGCCTTCAATGGCGCCTACCCAGGCCTGACGTCGGTTTACGATAAGCTGCAAGTCCGCCCGGGAGTCACAAAAGACTTCCTGGCTCCGGGAGCGATGCTGATTTCCAGCTCGCCTTCCTGGGCTGCGTCCGTCACTGATGATGAGACAGAGGGGTTCCACCCTTTTGTTTCTGAATCACACATGGACGTGGTCGCAGGGAACCGCATAACGTTCGTTCCGAAAACCGCCACAACGCACCGGACAATCGCAATCGAACCGTTGGTGAACGTCTATGCCCAGCTAGGGCTTGGACGTATGATCCGACGACGGTTGAAGTCCTTCGCGTATATCGACCTCGATGATCAGACGCCTAATCAGCTTCTGGCCCGCGAGGGATCGATACGTGGTTTCTTGGCAACGGTTGACCTCTCATCCGCGAGCGACACTGTCGCGCGCAACGTCGTCCGCGCTCTCCTCCCGGAGGTGTGGTACGACTGTCTGGATTCCTGCCGTAGCAAGGTGGGAAAGCTAGATGGTGATTGGTTGTACTACGAGAAGTTCTCCTCAATGGGGAATGGTTTCACGTTCGAACTCGAGAC